AGGGTGACCAGCCGCCGGCGCATGTTGCAGTCAAAGACGCCGGGGAAGGCATAGGTAGATCCGAACTCGTATTCGCCCGCCGGCAGCACGCCGCCCACGCTGTCGATCGAGGCCAGCGCATCCCAGTCGCCGTCTGTGGCCATCGCGTCCACCGCGAGCCCGCTGCTGAGCATGATGCCGCCAGCCCCGCCCGCTTCGGCCAGGCTGGTGACATAGAACATGTCGGTGTAATTGCCGTTGAAGGGCGGGCTTTCCAGCTCCTCCGCGTAGGTCTGCACCAGCTGCCGCGGCTGCGGTGTTGGCAGATCGGCCACCACGCTGGTGGCCACCAGAGACCGGCGGCCGCCGTCATCCTCGAACTTGACCAGATAGGAGCCCTCGAGCAGCGGCACCTGCTTCTGCGTCTGGCTGCCGGCTGCAGCGGCCACGATCTCTTGGCTTTCCTCCCAGATGGCGCCGGTCAGTGCCACGTTGTGGCGGATCAGCACCTTGCCGCCGAGCACCACGTCAAGCTCGGGGGAGCGATCCCAGCTGAGGATGGCGCTGGCGTTGTCGATCGGGATCAGCGACAGGCCGGCGACGCTCTCGGGTGGTGCGGTCTTGCCGAAGGCTTGCACCGTCAGCTTGGCCGGCTCCACCGATTGCCGCAGCGCTGCGTTGAGGCTATAGACCTGCACCTCATAGACGCCGGCGGTGGTGTCGAGGATCTCGTAGTCAGGGCGCGCCTGTGTGGTGCTGGTCCAGTTGCCGTTCTGCGGCCGCCAGCGCACCCGATACTCATTGACGCCAACCACCGGCCGCCAGCTGACGATCAGCTTGGCCAGCGCGCGGCCATTCAGCTCATAGAGCGTCTCGACGGCCTGCAGGTTGGTGGGCGCCGCCGGGATGATGTTGAGGTCGGTGATGTCCCGCGGCTGCAGCGCCGCGCCGCGCTCGATGTAGTCGTATTTCGACGCGTTGTAGGCCAGCGCGCTGATCGCGTATTTGGCGCCGTCCTGCTCCTGCACGCTGAGCACGCGCCAGGTCGAGGTCTGGATATTCGAAGTCTGGTAGAGCCACACGCTGTTCGCGTTGGGTGCTGCGGCCAGCGGTGTTGCCAAGCTGACCACGTTGCCGACAATCGCCGTCACCGCGCTGCTCTGCACCGTGCCATTGGGGAGGATCACCGAGAGGGTGGCGGCTTCACCAGCTGCAAGCTCGCTGGCGTCGTCAACGGTTACCGTGGTGGTGGTGGCTGCCGTGATGCGGCCGCCGCGCCGTGAGCCGGTCTTCACCGGGTCACTGATCTCGATGATCTGCCCCGGCCGCACCACCACGCCGGCATCGATCGAGGCGGTGAAGCTGACCACCTCGCCTTCGTACTGCTCCGAGTACAGCAGCCACTCGCCGATCCTGCTGGCTTGGCCGCGGGAGGTGCAGGCGAAGGCGCTGATCTGCGTGGTCACCACGCCGTGCTTCGCGATCGCGGCCTGGTCCTCGACCACCTCGTAGGCGATGTCCCGGCTGTCCAGGTCCAAGTAGCTGACCACCGCCACGGTCGGCCGGGTCTTGCGGCTGCTGCCTTGGTAGCTGAAGCCTTCCTCTGAGACGTTGGCCAGCGTGAACAGGTAGGCCGAGTCCGCCGGCCGGTCCTGGCTGATCGTCAGCGCGCCGGTGCTCCAGTACGGCATGGCTCGGAACACCGAGCACATGTCGTTGATCAGCTTGTAGGCCTCCTCGGCCGTCTGGATGTTGATGTTGCAGGAGAAGCGCGGCTCAAAACCGCCAAAACCGTCAGGAACCAGCGTCGAAGCGTACTGGCTCGCGGCATAGAACGCCCACTTGTCGAGCTGCGCTGCCTTGACGTGATCGCCGAAGCCGTAGCGCGTGGAGGTGAGCAGGTCCCACAGGATCCACGCCGGATCGGAGCACCACTGCGCCGCGCCGAGTGTGCCGTTCCAAATGCCCGCGTAGACCAGCCGGCCGTTGGTGGTGTCCACCGTCGCGTTCGACGGGATGCGCACCTTGATGCCGCGGATCAGGTAGGTGCGGCTCGGGATGCTCGAAAACTGCTCAGCGTCCACCCGCAGGCCGATCAGCGCGCTGTTGGGGTAGCGCAGCTTGGCGTAGGTGATCTCGGTGTAGGTGGACCAGGTGAAGGCGTTGGCCAGCTTGGCGCTGCTGCTGTCCGGCGTGATCCGGGTCACGCGGATGTCGGCCGGCGTGGTGGCGAGCCCCACCAGGTAGTCGCGCTGATAGGTGTCGGCGGTGCGGCCGGCGATCGTGTCATCGATCACCGTGGTGTAGCCGCCGCCGCCGTACTGCACGGCAATCTGTAGGCGCACGTCGGTGCCGTTCACGTCGCCTTGATTGGTGAACTCCTGCAGCTGCGGCACTGTGATGGTGATCCGCGCCGCGTCCACATTGGGGGCGCTGATCGTTTGTGTGACCGGCGTGGCCTGCGACACCTGCACGCCCACCGGCTTCTCGTCCTCAATGTCAGCCGATCCAGGGATGAAGGCCTGATCCTGCGTGCCGTTGCGGGTGTAGACGGTGACGTTCTGGAAGTTGTAGGTGCCGTTGGCGTTCTGCAGCGGCGTGTTGTTGAGAAAGATCGACTGCGCGCCGGCCTTCAGGCCCTCGATCTCGCCCTCGCTGATCAGATCCAGCAGCTGCGCATACTGCGCGCTGTTGAGGTTGTCGGCGGCCTCTGTTGGGGTGCGTTGCGGCTGGCTGGTGCTGCCACCGCCGCCGCCCTTGCCGCCACCACCGCCACCACCTGCGCCGACGATCCTGCTCATCCCGCCACCTGCACGGTGTCAACGCCGGCCGAGATCACCACCGAGCCCACCAGCGTCTCGCCGTAGACCACGGGCACGGGCACGCCCTGGCGGCTGGTCTGCTGGATGCCGGAGAAGCTGTAGGACTTGCGCGGGTCTTGGTTGGTGTCTGACCCAGTGGCTCCAAGCGTTGGGCCAATTTTTGGCACCGGCGTGAGCAGTTGCGCTACGCCGCCAAGTACCAGGGTGGCGCCGATACCAGCAAGCACGGTGCTAACGGCAACGGGAGCCGCAAGACCTAATAGGCCAATAGTTGCGCCACCCGTAAAGAAAGCTGCGGCAATTAAGCCCACGCCCGCAATAATCCGACCTGTGGCACCAGCACCTGCGAGCACGGGTACGATCTTGATCTGCTGCTGGCCGGCAGGATCCTGCAGCTCGCTTTCATCCAGGTCATAGCTGCCGACGCTGACCCGGTAGTGCTGGTCGGCCATGTGCTTCTCCAGCTGCGGGAAGTTGGCCAGCAGGAACCGCATTGCCTCGGCAGCACTGGCGACATCTGCCTCAAATACACGCCGGCTGAGGAACTTGGCGAGTCGGCCGTAAACGCGGATCTTACGCAACATGGCCCAGCTCAGCCTCTATCTATGGTAACGAGGTCGGGATGGCGCAGTCTACGACCTGTGCATTTTTGTAGCCAGCCCCCACCACCATAAAGATCGCGGCTACTTAGGCGTCCGCGAATGTGATGTAGTACCAGGCAGTCGCCGATGTAGACGCCGCAGTGGTTTAAGCCCTTGCCACTGATGTTCATAAGTAAAAAGTCGCCCTTCTGCAACTCTTCCTCGTCTTCCAGTTCGCGAAAGCCTGCCGTGGCCCAGCAGTCGTCAAACATTGGCGCGGTCTCGAATTGCTCTGGCGTTAAGGGGCGCTCCCAATCCGGGAGGTTTAAGCCGTGCTCTGCGTACCAGTCACGCGCCAGTGTCCAACAGTCGCTAATTCCCCATGTCCACTGCCGACCAATCAAGGGGGCTTTATAGCCCGAGGGTTCGCAGGTGCCCCACGCTTCGGTTTTTGGGTTGACGATGTGCCATGGCAAGCCGCTTACTTCGCAACCCATGAGATCCGGCTGGCTCGGTACGGGTGGTGTCATCGGATGCGAATGCACTACCGCAATGATCTCGCCGGTGTCCTCTGCCGCTGCATAGTCGTCCGGGTCAAGGATGAACTGATCAGTGCCAGTGCAGAGATTTCGACATGGCCAGTAGCGCTCACGGCCTTTGACCACCAGCAACAAACCGCAGGCTTCGCGTGGATCCTCGACCTTGGCATGGTCCAGTGCTGCGATGCGCCAGGTTATGGTCATGCGAAGAACGTACCCACGCCCGGGAAGGACCCAAACGGCAGCTCGGCGGTCGCGCCGAAATGCGCCTTGCAGGCATCGAGCGTCTTGTCGCAGGTGGGTATCCCACCGGTGTAGCTGCACTCCGTCGATTTGTAGACCCACTGGCAGATGTTCGAGATGCACTGCCGCTTCGGTGCCCGCACTCCGGCCAAGTCGAACGATGCAGCCAGCTCGAACTCCACCACGTCGCGCGTCTCTGCCACCTTCCGGTCTACGTAGTAGATCTCACGCGGAAACTCCGCGGTCGGGTCTGGCGTGCCGTAGGGGTTTGTGCCGCCGGGAAAATTGGCGCCGTCGATGTAGCGGGCCAAGGTGCGGATGCGGGTCACCTTCGCGCCCTCCAGTCCATCCGGCAGGCTGAGCAGCAGCGCTGTGATGGTGCCCATGATGTTGCTTACCCGCATCTTCGGCCGTGGCAGCTGGCCGTTGCCGCTGTACTCGAAGCCCTCGGCCTCGATCGGGAAGCGCAGGTACTCCTCGGCGTTCCAGGTCAAAACGCCGTTGCTGTTCAGGCTGGTGCCAGCGTGGAAGCGATAGGTGTCCGCCACGCCATGCTGCGTCACGTTCAGCTCCAGCTCGAACAGCTCAATGACGGCACTGGGCGCGATCGCCTGGAGGTCAGAAACAGGTACGGTCACGGCTCAAATACCTGCATAAACGTAACGTCAATTTTGCTGCGCTCAAATTCAAATAACTCGCGGGTCCAATTAGGGCAAATCCATTTGTAGCTTGTGGCTTCGCCTGGTGGCGTCCAGTCAAACGATGCTGCATCTGCAGCCCGTGCATCTAGGAACGCTTCGATGATGTTGGCGTCGTCGTCACTGACGCTAAACGTAAGCCGCCATTCTTTCGGGTTTTGATTGAGGCCAAAAGTGATGCGCTGCTGGTAACCGTCGCCAAATTGCGTGGTGCGAATCTTTGGCTGGCTGCTTTTGGTGGCCGAATAGGTCGGTTTGTAGTTGGGAAAGGTAGCCATTACACCAGCAAGCCTCCAGGACGTTTTTGTTTGATGAGTTCTTGCTGGACGGCGGCAGCAATGACGCGGCCCAGTTGGTTGCCCTGTTGGTCGTTGCCTTCTACTTTACTGCCGCTGGCATCGACGTTCACTACAACGCTGGTGCTGCCGCCGCTGCCCAGCTTGTCGTTGGGCACGATGGACCCGCTGCGGCCAGGCACGAACAGTTCAGGGCCACGCTCGCCGACCATGTAGGTTTGGCCGCTGGATACCGGGCCACCTTTGGCGCGTTGCGGGATACCGTAATTTGGCCCAAGCGTGCCAAACTTGCCAACCTTTCCACCGCCGGCACCCAATGGCGTTGACAAGCTAAACGGTGTCAAGAATGTCTTGATGGCATTGATTGCCTGCTCAATGACAAAGATCCTAATTAGTTGATTGGCAATATCAAGAAGAACACCAGACGCAATTTGCTGCAGACTCTTTTCCCATCCTTGCGCGCCAGCAATCAAGGCATTAAAGGCTGATCCCAATCCTTCGCCCAGTGTATTGGCAACACCATCGGCAAGCCGCAGTTGATTTTGGACGGCGGTATTGAGTTCATATTGTTTTTCAATGGCTTTTTGCAGCGATGCAAGCCTGTCTTGGTCGTTTTGCTGTTGCAGTTTATTCAGTTCTCGCTGAACCTCGCGCTGATTGGCGACCAAGGCGACTTGGCCTTCAAAGATAATTGCCCTTTGAGCGTCTATGTCTTTTTCTTTTGCTAACTCTTGCGCATATTGGTATTGAATGTCCAGTTCATGCTGTGCGCCATTCAATCGCGCTGCCAGCATTTTGTCGCCAGCAATTTCTGCATTTGCAATTCTGTCTTGCATCTCCGACTTAAGACGCATAAATTGGCCTTCTGCCAACCTATCGCGGATGACATCTTTGACCCTTGCGGCTTCTTGAGCTGCTGCCTTTGCGGCGCGTTTTGCTTCGCGCTCTCTCTTTTCGGCTTCGCGCTCGGCATCTGTTTTGCCTTTCTTCGCTCCACCGGCATCTCCGCCGCCGCCGCCGCCACCTACCATGTCGCCGACTTGCGTACCCATGGAATTGGGTGCCACGCGGGTGGGTAGCGCAGCTGTTCCGGCAGCACGTAGCTCGCGTTCACGCAATACACCCAAGCGATCAGCCCTAGCGCCTGGTGACATGCCGCCAACAAGTGGCGCTAGAGGGCCAAGCATTCCCGCGGCAATTGTTCCGGCAGAGTTGAGCCGCTGGCGCTCTTTTTGTATGGCAGCAAGCGTGGATTGTGCAGTTTGTTTGGATTCGAGCGGTGCTGAGCCTTGATAAATTGCCGCAGCTCCACCGGCCTGCCGCTCGCCACGCAACCTTGCAATTTCCAAGTTGGCTGCAATAACTTGCTGTAGGCCGCTAACGGCAAGATTGATGCCGACTGTGATGAGGCCAAATGCTGCGATGCTTCTAAGTACACCAACTAGTCCAGTGGCCTGCGTTTGCGCCGCCGCCATAGAACCTTGCAAATATCGCATGTTCATACTCAGGCCAGATGCTGCAGTGGCAGCAGTCGCCGCGCCTGTTGCAGTAGCAGCAAACATTGCGGCAATGCCAAGCCGCAATGCAATGATGGCCTCAATGGCTTTTTTAAGTAGCAGCATTTGAGCCACTGCCTTTGCTGCCGCACCGGCTGCGTCCATTACAGGTTGCGGCACGGCATTCATTGCACCGGCAAAAGCATTTACGCCTTTGGTGATGTCTTGAATAACAATGACAAGTGTTGGCCCAAAGGCTTTGCCTAATGCTTCGCTAAGATTTTTGAATGCCGTGTCTAATGCCTTGAGTGTATTTTCAAGGCTGCCTTTCATGGTTTGAAAGTCAGCGTCTGTTTTACCAGATGCGTCGCCAATTTGTTCAAGGATATTCTTAAAGTCGGCGCCATTTTTAGACGCAGCGGCAAACGCGCCACGCATGGCTTCTTGACTGCCAAGTAACCGCGCAGACGCCTCTTTGTCTTTGTTAATGGCTACAGCCAATTCGGCCATTAGCCCTGTAAAGCCTTTTGCTTGCAGGCCGCTGTAGTTCCATTGAATGCCTAATTGCGCTGCTGCCTCTTGGCTTTCCTTGGTAGGTTGTAGCAGTGTGTTCAGGGTTGCGCCAAGGCCAGTAAATGCAATTTCAGCCGTGGCGCCATTCTTGGTAGCAGCGGCAATAAATGTATTGACTTCATCAAGGCTGACACCAGCAAGCGCTGCAATAGATGCAACACGACCTAACTGGCTAGTGTAATCCGACCATTCCTGATTGCCAAGCTCTACTGCTTTAGAAATGCTGTCAGTTACTTGTATGGCTTGGCTGCCAGACATTCCATAACTGTTCAAAGTCTTTACCAAGACTTCGGTTACAGCTTGCGTATCAGCCAGGCCGCCAACGGCAGCCTTGGTTGCAGCGCGCAGGATATTGACATTTCCCGCAGTATCACTAAAACCTGCGGATGCCGCTTGATACGAGGCTGCCGCTAATTCAGCTTTGCTTGCGACACCGCCTAGCTCAGCACTTAGCTTTGAAAGAGCTGGACTGATCTTGCCTACATCAACGCCGACAGTGCTTAGACGCCGCAGATTGGTATCTAATTCTTTAACATCTGCAATAACCTTAGTCAGCGCAAAGCCAGCGCCCAAGGCGCCTAAAGCGGACTGCAGCGCACCAAATGCCTTCTCTGTCGCGCCTGCCTGCGCCTGCACTTCGCGCAGTTTGCTGACAGCATTGCGGCTGTCAACGTTAATCGCAACATTAGCGACGACAGACACAGCGCAACCCTACCGCCTTTGCTTCATTCTACGCTCCTGCTCCTCGTTTTGAAGCTCAAAGTAGCTGCTCCAGATGAGCAGCTCCTCTAGCGTCACCTCTTGATTGAGCCTAGCCAAGCTATAGCCAAGCTCCTTTGCAACGCCAAGCTGCAGCAGTAGCAGATTGTCTTTACTTAGCTCCTTCTTTAATGCTTTTCATGTCCAGCTGATCTGCATCCTCTGGATTGGTGATGATCGCCAGCATCATGCCTTGCAGGTCAGCATCTAGCACCTCTTCCTTGAGTTCGGCAATCTCGCCAGCCGCGAACAAGCGCTTGCCGGTGTCGTCCATGGCCTTGGTAACTAGCAAGTTCAGTGCAAAGCCATTGGTATTGTTGCCGCCAGGCATGTTCTCCGCCCGCTCGCGTTCGGCCATGGTCAATGGCGCGGAGTAAAACTCAAAAACGCTGCCATCGGTTAGTGTTACAACCCGCTTGGTTGGCGTCAGGTTGGCTGCTTTCTTGAGGCGTGCAAGCGCGGATCCCATAAAAACTGGTGAGTTAGATGTACTCTAAACACAAAAAAGCCCCAGCGCAAGCCGGGGCAATTTGCTATCAGGCGCTGGTACTGAAATCAAACGTCGGCACGCCAGCTGGACGGAAGGCAATTTCTACCTGTTGGGCATCGTCAGGGTTGGCGTTCAGGCTGGCCGAGGTCAACACTGCATCCATGGCAATACTGCGGCTCAGCGCCTCAGTCCCCTGCTTGTCGGTGTACAGCTTGAAGGCGCAACCCACCTGCTGACGCTGCAGCACGTCTTCCACCATGCGGTTAGACAGTGCAGCGTCTTCGTTGGTCACGTAGACGGTGGCAGTGCCATTGCCGTCGGCAAAACCAGGGATGTAGGCACGGAAGGGTGCATACTGCCCAGCTGCTTGGCCGATGGTGGTCACGTCAATCTCAGCGCGGCTGATCTCAAAAGACCAAGACTGCACTTGCCCAACGGCAGCAAAATCGGCGTAGTACACCTCAAACTCGTTGGGTGCCACTGCCGTGCCGTCGTCAGTGATGGCAAGGATGGTGCCACCAGCGGACGTGGAGACGGTCAGCGCACCAGTGGCAGCCGTGTAGGACAGCACGTAGTAGGTGGTGGCTGCATCAATGGGAGACGGCAGCGTGCCAGTGCCGGATCCGCCAGTCTGGCTGTTGATGACGCGGAACTTGACCGGATCGCCAGCCTTGAAATTCAGGTACGGCTGAACGGTGATAACATCCGTGCTGGCATTAACGCCAGACTCGGGGAAGTTGCCGTTAGTGCCGGCGGGTTTGTAGTAGAGGGCGCCGGACGTACCGGACAGAACAGTAACAGCCATGTTGTGAACGGTAGTGGCTGCGCTCAGTCTAAATAGGCTTCAAACGTTGCGGTCAATTGGGTCTGGTAATACGGCTGTGGCGCAGCAGGCGTTACCTGCGCCGGGCCAGATACTGGGTCAAAGATGATGCCTGATACGGTCACGCGATCAAACAAGTCCTTAAGCCGCTCGGCAATGGTGAAGTTGGCTGCAGTGCCAGTACCGATGGGCGTAAAAATGTTCACGGTCAACACGCCATTGTGGCGGTTAAACCCTGCGCCACCTGTAGGCAGGAGCGTGGCGTAAGCGTTGTCGCCAAAGCGGATGAATGCCTGCAGCCACGGGCTGTTGTTTGGCGGCGTAAATGGCACGTTCTGATAGCTCACAGGATACGCCGGCGCAATTGCCATTTGCGTAGCAATGCGCCCTTCAATGGCAGCGCGGACATCATTGATGGTGCTGCTCATGATTCCCTGCCGATCTTGTCTGCAGCAATTCTGACGCGCCCTTGCACGTCTTTGGCGACGCCTTGGACCCATCCTGCAGGCGCTTGCTTGCTATGGCCATTGGCTAGCGGCTCGGCATATGGCAGGTTGTTGTGGATTGAATAAACGTTGCCAATGCGCTCATTTTGATAATTTATTTTTACCATTGGCGGGATGTTTGCATTTGGCCCATCCTCGTTGCCCGAATAATCCGGTGGTGGAGAGGTTGCATTTTCACCCACTTGCCAGCTAGCACGGAAGCGGCCGGTATCAACTGGGCTGGCGTGCTTTAGAAGGCTGTCAGTTTCCAGCACCGACGCACGCAGCAACTTCTCCATCTGCTGACTGGCGTAATCGCCAATATCACCAACGCGAATGGCGCGTGCCATCAGTCCCTCAGGATTAGCTCGTATGTGATGGCGGTGTTGTCCTGCTCAATGGTCCGCACCTCAATCACCTGCAGCGCACGACCCGCAATGATGACGCGATCGGCTGTAGTCGGTGCGCTGGCCAAATCAACCGCTGCAATCATTAACCGTTTGTCGCCAGCTTGGATAAGGTCGTTCACCTCACGCAGGCTGACATCCTCCAGCACACCACGCACTGTGGTGTCTGTAGTGGTTTCAGCAGCAGTGCCAGTTGTTGGGTTGTAGCTGCCCATCGTGACACGGCGGATGGTCGCCTCACCGCCAAATCGTGCCATCAGCTTGCTGGCAACCTTGCGTAGCGGGTTAGCTAAAGACATCAGAGTTTATATGCAACGCAGTGGCCGTTTTGTAGTTTAATGCTGGTAAAAACTCCGTATAAAGTTGTGGCCGCTGAGAATGACTGGCCTGACAGTGTATTGCCGTCGTAGTTCGCCGAAACAATAGTATCAATATGTGTATTAGTCGTAAAGTGAATTGCGCACCAGCGGCCGGTTCGCGTTGTGGTGTCGCCAATAAACGTTCCGCCTTTGCCGTAGTCAATGCCTAAAACGTTGGAGTCGCTCATGTTCATACCTTGTATGCAACAACTTTGCCGGAGGCAAGAGTAACACTGGTAAACACACCAAAGACCGAATCGCCCGCCTTGAGCGGCACTGATGCAAACGTATTGCCAGTTTGGTTCTCGATCACAGCGCTGGCGATTACTGCATCAGCCACGGCGTAGATCTGCCAGAAGCGGCCGGCATGCGCAGCGGTATCGTCGATGTACTCAAAACCGATGCTGTAAGACCGATCCATGGTCAGCTCCGTTTGATCGCAACGTTACCCGGTCCACTGATTCTAAGCCCTGTCAAATAGCGCTCCATGATCGGCGGTACCTTGTCAACGCCGACGGCGCCATAGCCAAGGTTAGGCGTCACGTCTAGGCTGCCGATTTTGACGTTTTTGTAGTCTTCCAGCCCGCTAAGGCCAAGGCCGTCTGGGTTGTTGTTAAGGTAAACGGCCAGCACCACCTGCGCGCGCTTGATTTGATCTGGGATTTCGTTGTCGGCAAAGTAGTCGGTGGTAATGCGAAACGGAAATCCCACCGCGTAGGTATTGATATAGGTATCGGGCTTGCGAACACCAGTTCGCGGCCATTGCATTGACTGGGTATCAGTAGAGCGAGCACCAAGAAAACGTTCACGATCTAGCCTCTGCGCAGCGGAATACAACGCACGGTTTTTGTTGTCCGTGGTTGCGGCAGCCCAAGCTGTCACGTCAGCATCTAGCACCATGCCATCAATGATGGCCTGCGCATCAGCCAACGTCAGATATGAGTTTGCGTCTGCCGCGTTTGGCGTTGCGATGATCGTGATTGCCATCGTCAGGCTCCGTTACATCTAGTGTAGGCATTGGCTCTGCAATAGAAAATGAGGCCACCTCCAAAGAGGCAGCCTCTTGATCACGCAGTCGCCGGAAAGCGAACAGCCCCATCAGACGCGCTTGAGCAGCACGGTCAGGATCACACCAGCTAGGGAAGTGGTGGTGCCTGTCACGTCAAGTGCCAAGCGGTTCCCGGCTTCCAGCACCAAGTTGCCATTAGTGGCGGTCAGGGCAGGAGCCTGCTCGGTCAGGGCAGTGCCCTTGAGGTCGAGCTTGGTATCGCCGAGGAGGTCATCGCCGGCGGTAGCAGCTTCAGTGCCTTGGCACCGGCGGATGGTACCGGTGACGGCACTGCCATCGGTGCCAGCAACAGTGTGGATCTCGCGCACTGCAACCACCTCGCACTTCACCGGAGCGGTGAAGAACTGCACGTCAGCCACAGAAGAGGCGATGAAATGACTGGCAGTGATGTACTGCTCAGTGCTGATTTCAAACTGGGAGGGTTGTGCCATGGTTAGTTACCTCAGAAGTTAGAAGTGACGGTGCCACGGACGATACCAAGGTTCTTGGTTTCGTACACCTTGGTCCAGTTGCCGATGGTGGCAAGCTGAGCTTGGGTCGGGTTGGGGGTCGTGACGGCCCACTTAGCGCCCACGGGGTGGTAGCAGTAGTGCAGGTCGATGGACATGGCATCGCTCTTGGCGAGGATGTCACGATCAGTTTCGGTCTGCATCGCCATTTGCTCACCGCTGGCGATAGCGCCTTGGGTGAAGAAATAGACGGGGTAGTTGGTGCTGGTAGGCACCAGGTCGTCCGAAACGATCACACGCAGGCCCATGTAAGTGGGCACGGAATTGTCGCTGCCGTAAGCACCAGCGATGCTGCCTGCAAACACAGGAGCGATGCCAGTAGTGGCAACAGTGCCGCCACCGCGTGCTTCGGTATTGGTCACGTAATCGATGGCCTTGCGCTCTACGAGGTCGTAATAGACCGCAGAGTGCATGGCAACAGCGGTGAGCTTGTCGCCTTGATCACCCAGCAGCGCACGAGCCTTGGCCACTTGGCGGGGGCCGAGGGCGGTCATGCCGCTCAGGTCAAACGACAGCGGAGCAAAAGCAGCGCCGGTGTTGGAGGTCAGACCGCCAAACACGCCTTCCAGCGTTTTGATCAGGTCCTTCTGGCGCTGGTTAGCCACATAGGAAGCAACCTTGGCGCCGATAGCAGCCATGGGGTCAGCGCCAGCAGCGAGGGCCGCAAGGTCACGGGCCTCAAAGGCGCGGCCACGGTGCAGGATCACGCCAACTTGCTTATCGGCAGTGATCTTGCCAGGCGTCAGCGAGGTGCTATCGGTCAGCACTTCGAAGTCGCCAGACAGGTTGGCCTTCCAGAAGGGGACGTTGATGTAGTCACCACCCTCGGTAGCGTTCAGCTCAGCCATGGGCTGCACCACACCGGATGCCAGGAAGGCATCACGCAGGGTGGTTTGCTCAATGACGTAAGGCGTGAAAATCTCTGGGATGATGATGTCAGAGCGAAGAGTCGCCATGATTCATCTCGGGGAAATGGTTTACGGTGTGGGCGCAGCCCTGGCACCAGCGCAGCCGGTTGCAGATAGCTTAACGCCTTGCAGCAGCTTTTAGCCGATCGTACATATCCCGATCTGTACGGAACAACCGTGATTGTTCGGTCAGGTTGAATGATTCCCGCACAAATGGATTCTTGACGCCTAATGGCAGCTCACCACTGCTGCGGCCTGATGGTGCGCCACTACCCTGTGGCTTGGGTTGCTTTTGCATCCAGGCGGGTAGCGTCTTGGCCCATTCGCTAACAGGTGTGCGCTGGTAGCCATCGACGACTACCACCGTGCCATCAGGGTCACGCTCAATCTGATCACTGCTCAGCTTGGTCTTGAGCACCAAGTCGGGGTCATGCACGATGTCCGCCAATGCGGTCACGGCTGGTGTGACCAGCTCCAACTCACGAACACGGGACTCGAGTTCTGCGATGCGCTGGTCCTTCTGCGCCGTCGCCTCGCGGTACTGCTGCTCCAGAGCTTGCCTTGCTTCGGAGTATTTTCCTTGTTGCTCAAGTTCGGCCTGTTCGGCTTTGCGCTTGAAATCAAGCAGCTCGTCGATGTTGACGCCATCGGGTAGCTTCGGTGACTTCTTGGCTGACCGCAGCTCGGCGATCAATTCTTGATTCTTGCGTTCTAGCGCTTCGACGCTACGTTGCAGCGCTTCAGTGTCACCAGTTGCCGCAGGCTCCTGGATCTGGTTTTCGTCGGACATGCGTATCCCGCAGGGATAGAGTGCGTCACCACTTTACTTTGTCAGCCCAATAGGCAGCGCTAAGCTTGCCCTTTGCGATATTGGCTGCATGGCGCGCTTTAAATGATGCCCTTCTGGCCTTGTCTGCTGCTGATTCTCCTGTTCGCGCTGGTGAGCCAGATACGCCCTGCTGACCGAACCTAATCAACTTGATGGTGTCGCCTTCCTTGGCTAAGACGGCATGTGATTTGCTGGGATTGCTGGGAGTTCGTTTGGGCTTGTTGTAACCCTCAAACTGCTCACCACGATAGGTGATCATTTTTTGCCCTTTGGCTTGCGTTTCTTGGCAGTCTTGGCCGCAGCCTTGAACGCAGCGGCAGATGGCCTGCCTTCTTCGCCCTTGCGTGCCATGCGTTCCTTGCTGCCATGCTCAATGCGCTCGCGCTTGGCGTGGATGTTGGCGTAAAGACCGGGTTTCTTGGCCATCACTTACGCTTCCTTGCTTTTCCGGCTTTTGACAGCGCGATTGCCACGGCTTGCTTTTGCGGTTTGCCCTTTTTCATCTCGGTCTTGATGTTGGCTGATACTGCAGCCTGTGACTTGCCCTTCTTTAACGGCATCGCGCCACTCAGTTACTGATGCAAGCTTAGCCATATCAGGTGCTGCCCAGTATTGGCTGCCGTCATCACGCTGGCACAACACTGCAGCAATCCAATTGCCGTCAACGCAGGCTTCAACAGGATCACTGACGATCAGGCCATTTTGAAAATGCCTAAGGCTTGGCAGGTCCATATCGTTTACGTAGCTGCTCTAAGGTTAACTCTGAGCCGTCATCACGGACTAGCTTTGCAATCGCATCGCGTGGGCCGTACTTATTGGCAAGCCGGTTGAAGTACGGCACCTTTTCTGGCCCTAATGCTTCAGCCTGCACGCTGCGTGGTTGATTGGCTAGCCACTCGCCATAGCTTTGGTTGATTGGCACTTGGCCATCCTTGCTAGCGCGGGTTGCGGTAGTAGACGGTGGCAGGATGTCGGAGTCAATGATGGGCACCGTGGTCGAGCGGCAGTTGAAATGTTGCGGCGGCATTGGCCCTTTGCCGTATTCAAACTCGCGGCCATCTAATGCACGACAGATTGCGCTGGTGCGGGTATCAAGCGTGGCAACGTAGCGATATTTCTTGGTGATGTCTTGATTGGCCTCGTACACCTGCTGGCTGGCGCTGTTGGCCACTTGGTTGATGCTGGTGCGCACTAGGGCCATGACTTGGTTATCGGCCACGGCCGTCGCTTGGCCGCCTGCTGCCACGAGCTGCCCTACGGTCCTGGCCTGCTCGCCAAATTGCAAACTGCCAATCAAGCGCTTGGCGATGTCTGGCGTGGTTTCGCCTGTCAGCAACCCTTGCCGTACCACCTGCGAAAATCGCTCAGCTTGATCAACGGCAATGCCTCTGAACGCTTTGCTAACTACCTCGCCATTGGGCAGTGTGATAGTGGCACCTTGCGCAGCGGTGAGGCTGAATGTCTGCGGTGCGCCTTGCACTGCTGCGAATAAGTCGTCTGATAGTGCGACTACGTTGATTTGCGTCGGGTCTGTCGTGACCACGCTTTGCGCAAACTGCGGGCTGATTTCCACGGTATTGACCGCTGTGCGCGCACCAGCCGGCAACGCCTTGCGTAGCTCTTCGGCTACAAATTCAGACTGCAGCTCGGCCAAGCCCTGCAGCTCTGTTGCCGTTAGCTCTGTTGCATCACCTGCCCATCCAGCCAGTGAATCCCTGAGTTGCGCCAAGATGGCGCGCAACCTGGCAGCCTTGACAGGCGCTGCCAAATCATCAATGGTGCGCAGTTGATTAACTGCATCGATGATGATGTCGTTATATGCATTGATGACACGCCGAGCCACGCTATTGCTATAGCGATTCAAATCAATCGCGTTGCGGTATAGCTTGGCTGGTGTTGTCATTGCATGATGCCCAAGTCTGTTGCGCTATAGCCAGAGCGGATGCTTAAATTAGCGCCGCGATGCAGCGCGCTAGTCACGACTTCCGCAAATGCGTCATACCCATCTTGGCCGTCTTCCATCAATACCACCTCATCAATCGAATCGGGCTTCCCATCCTTGTACCAGCTGATGCGGATGATGGCCAAGATCTCATCTGGCAGCACACTGACGTGATAATCAAGCTCCTGGCGGCGTGGCCTCTTCGGTTCCAACATAATCATCAGATCCACTAGCCAGTCGGTCAGCCTGTCCAGCAGGTTGTAGGTCCATTCCCGCATTAGCCGTGGCCTCCAGTTCTTGTTCAACGTCAAAGTCATCGCCTAAGACCTCGCCATCAGCCAGTTGCTGCAGCAGGGTTTCTTGGGTGATGGTGCCAGCAGTGTAAAGCCCAAGCAGGCTGGTGATTTCCTGCGGGTCAAGCCGGATACCCATAAAGTCGCGGTTCACATGGCAGCTGCCGGCGGCTTCATTCTGGCCGAGGTACTGCGCATGGAACTGCAAGCAATTGTCGATCATATCCTGCATATTTTGCGCAATCACCATCATGGTGCTGTCACCTTGACTGCGATTGATGCGCTTTGCTTCAGCGGTTTCGGCTGTCAGCTTCTGGCCTAGCACTGCCGACAGGCCAAGCTCATTGATCTGCAAGGAAAGCTGCTCGAGCCGTTGAAATTGATACTGAAAGCTAGTGCCGCCAGGTTCGATGTACTCAGCGCGGCCTTCTGCAGGGAATGCAATAGCTTCACCGGGGCCTGCTGATACCTCCTCGGCGCTAGACGGGAAGCCGTAAAACGCCAGCATTGGCACCGCTGAAATGTGCAGCTGGTTATCAAGGTCAGACTGAATCTGATAGGTTTTCAGATTCAGCTCGGCAATGTCCTCCAGCGGCGGCCGTGATTCCATAAAGCCGATACGGTTGGCGTATGCAACGCTGAACGGGATTTCGCTAAGGCTGGTGCGACCTTCGTCCACGATGCGGAAGTCGCCCTTGTCATCCTTCTGGTGGATCTGATACTCGCCAGGCGTTAGCACACGCACCTGCTGCACCACTTTCTCGCCGTACTCACCATCAGGCATGCTGGCCAGCTCCTGCAGGCGCAGCATGGTCAGCTGCTGCTTGCCTTCCTTGGCCTCAGTGCGCCATCCAAGGATGTCGCGTGGAGTGTAGGTCACCCAATACGGCCTGCCGCCGTCAGCAGGTGCGTCCACCAGCGTACCGATATGGCCGTAACGCACCATCTTGCGTGCGGTCTCATAGGTCCACACATTGAGGTCGTTGCCGTTGAGGTCTACGTCAAACAACTGTTCACGGATGGTGTCACTGGTATCGATCAACCTCACCGGCTTGCGGGTCAGCATTCCAGCCAGCAGTCGCTCAAGGCGTTGGTAGTACGGCGGCACCACGCTGCGAGCAAGACGGTTGTCGTAAGACTCATCCTGCTCGCGTGGTTCTTGTGGCAGGTAGCGGCGGTGCTTGCAACGCATCTCATAAGTCCCGCCCAGCAAGTCTTCAATCAGGATCCAATGCGCCTCTTGCGCGTACCACACAGAGTTTGCATCCTGCACACGGGCGACCTTACGCTCTGCCGTAGGCCGGTCGTAGTAGTTGAAGCCGGAATAGACCATTACAGCGGCGCAGTCATGAATACAGTTTAAGCGGCAATCAGCGTGATGCTATTGCGGCCAATCTTGATGTCAAACTCAGCGCCGGGCTCGTAACCCATCTCGCGTAGGTAGCCGTCACCAATCTGCAGCTTGCCATTGAATTGCACCTTTGCCTTGTAGGTCAGGCCGCGGCCGCGCTTTGCTGTCTTGCTGCCTAGGTCAACGCCTTTGGCTTCCAGCAGCGCCTCATAGAACTGCGTGAATGCCACGCGATCCTTGATGACGTACCCGCATTCACGGACCAGCTCGGTCTTGTTGAGATGCCCAGATTCTTTGACTTTCGACAGTAGTTCAGCGCCGGTCAGCATGAGTGCAGTAAATGGATGGCGGATTTAATATAGCCTGATGCCCGTGCTGCGCCCAGCACCTGCGTGCAATGGGTTGAACTCACGCCAGATGATGTAGCCAAGCGCATCGTTCATGTGGTCGTAGCCTGCATCCTTATCAGGCTCGCCTTTCTCGTTGTAAGACTGCAGCTCAAGGCACTCGATCACCTTGCGGCAGCCGCTTGCCACCTGCAGCCGGACTTGGCCTTTGCCGTTTTCCAGCAAAGCCTGAACAGCAGCCACGCGATCACGGACGGGAGGATTGCTACGTGGCGATTGGTTTGACATGCCATATGACTCAAGGATCTGGATGTCTGTTTGTGCAGCGTTGGTGCTGCGGTTGCCGCCACTGGCGTCAGGATAAACATAGATGCGATGCGTTGAATATCTGGATTTGATCGACTGCGCTAGAGCGTCAGTGTCATGCGCGCCTGAGATCTCATCTACCACTAGCAAGGTGCTGCCCTGCCGGATAGCAATGACGGCTGACATGTTGCCAACGTTAAAGTCAACGCCAACTCTGAGCGGCTCGTTGCTGATGTCTGGCATGGCTGCCAAGACATGCTTGCTACGGTCAAAGCGGTCATACACCTGGCCAGTGGTGAGGTTAACAAATTCACCGTCTAGGTATGCCTTGAGGAGGCTTGGATCGTAGTTGGCCTGCAGCCGCTCGATAAAGTCCGGTGGCAGGTGCGGGTTGTCCACGGTGCGCATCTTGATCAGATGCCGATCTGCGCGCGCCTTGGCATCATCACTGCCAAACGTGTTCCACATCCAGCGGAAGCCCTCTGGTGTGCTGGCCGCGGCAAACTGCCGGACATTGCCAGAGCGCAAACGACCAAGGATCTTCGGGAATGCCTTGTTGGCGATAGATGGCGTCACCGTGTCGATCTCATCGGCCAGCACCCAAGCAAGGTTGAGGCCGATAATCCGTGACCAGTTCTCAAACGACCGGCAAAGGATCTTGGTGTCGCCCTGCGGCAGGTGCAGCGTGTATTCCGGCAACGGACTAGCTCTGAAGGTGTATGGGATGTCATACGCCTCTAGGAAATCATCAAAGTCGTTCTGCCAGATATCGCGAATCAATGGGCCGGTGGGCTCCATCACGGCGCCGATAAAGCCTTGATTGGCCGCGGCCAGCATCACCGCCTTGGCGCATAGCGCCCTGGTCTTGCCGGCGCCATACCCGGCAGAGATGCCCAGGATCTGCGTTGCGGTGTCATCGACAAACGCAAGCTGCCCAGGGTGCAGGTCTGCGCGGATGGTGGCTAGGCGCTCGGCTAAATCCAGCTCGTTGGATTCATCCAATTGCAATGCTGATCGCAAAAGCAGATCAGCTTCAATGCAGCTCACTTGCCAACAAGGCCAAGCATTTCAGCTTGCAGGCGGACAGCGCCAATAACCGAGCCAAGTTGGTTAGTGCGCATTCCACGCTCAATGGTCATCTCAAGCGTCTGCAATCGCTTGGCCTTCATTTCGGCCAGCGTTGACTTATCCCACGTTTGATACAACAACTGTTTGGCGCAGTCGTACCACTTATCTGCGGTCGGACGGCACACCCCCCATTTTTCAATAATGAGCTTTGGGATTGATATGCCGTTCGAGCCAGCAGCTACTATCTCGGCCAGTTCAGACCAAATGCACAACAGCTCTTCGTGAGTGTAGTGAGTTTTCTCTTTGGTCTTTGACCGTGCCATGTGATCAGCGTACCTGAACTGGCATTACCAGTGTAAGGCCAGGCTCAAATACTACAGGAGTAGTTGAGCTGTTGCCGCTGATGGTAGCAGTATCACCGTCTAGATGCTTGAAGGCATCAATGAGGTAATGCACGTTGAAGGCCAAGGTTGGCAGCGTGCCATCCATGGCAATGGACTCTGACCCGCTGTTGGCTTCAGCCTCGGCGGCAATGGTAAGCCGCTTGGATTTCGCGGTGAGCTTGACGACACTGTTGTGGCTGTCGGCGATAACTGCTACGCGCTCAAGAGCAGACAGCATTGCAAGGCGGTCTACGACTGCGGTGTGCTCATAGCTGGCGGGGACTAGCGCCTGCACGTTGGGGTAGGTGCCGTCCAATAACCGCGAAACGATCATGGTGCCATCGGCAAGGGCGATAGCGGCCTGGTGCTTGTCTGCGGTAATGGTGGCCGGCTGACGGATCTGCTGCAGGGTGCGCGCAGGTAGCACGAGATCGAGATCTGCGGCATCGGTGTCGGCGGTACGCACGGCAAGGCGATGACCGTCTGTGGCCTCAAGACGCAGGGCACCGCTTGCGATGGTGACATGCACGCCAGTCAGCAGCTGCTTGGACGCATCGGTGGCAGCAGCTGGCAATACGGCCGCCAATGGCGCTGTGAGGTCCACAGCAGCGCTTGCAGCGGCATCCACCACCGGCAATGCAGGGAAGTCATCCGCAGAGGCCACGGAGAGGCTGTAGGAGCCGCCTGCAGCGGTCAGCGTGACGCGCGTACCGTCCACGGCCAGCGACAGCGCCTCAGAGGCGTCCAGACGGCCTGTGATGTCCGCTAGCAGCCGATGAGGCACCACGCACGCGCCAGCGGTGTCTACGGCAGCAGTGATGGCGGTGCTAATGCCAAGGTCGAGGTCGTAGGCGGTGATGCGTACGGCGCCGTCATCAGCGGCGAGGAGCACACCAGCAAGGATCGGATGGCCAGAGCGTCCGGTACCTACAGCGCGGGATACAGCGCGGAGGGCATGGGACAGGTCGGACTGTGAGCAGGTGAATTTCATTGTGCAGCAGCTTCGGATAAGGCGTTGATGATGGCGTCGCAATCAACTTGAAAAGAACCGACGAGTTCCAACGGGATTGGTTGGCTGTCGTCCTGTGCGTTGTCGCGGATGGCATGGGCGTAAGCCAATGCCTGGGTGATGGATTCATGAAGCCGGTTGATCACCGGCGACTGCTTGGCGGGAATGCTGATCGAGTCTTGTGATGACATACGCAACGAGATGCTCAACGTGTCGATGCGACAGATCACCACGCATGTGGGCAGCAGCACCAGACACGAGGCGATGGTAGTCGGCTGTGGTCAACCCTGCAACCCCACTGCTTAAGGAACGGTCACGGATCAACTGCGCACGGCTGGTGCCGAGCGATGCGGCCTGCTGGTCCAGAGCGGTGAGGTCTTCGGGCTGGAAGCGGACTTTGATTTCTTGCATTGGTCCCATGGGTGAGGCGGCAGCATACGTCCAACCAGGGTTCTGAGGTTGGGACGGCGAGATCCCTTGCGGGCCAAGGCTTCTCCTAACCGTCTAACCTCCCAACCTCTAGTAGTAAGTAAGTAAAAGAGGGGTGGGGGGGGAGTACGGGGTAACTCTGTAAGGGAAGTGGGTCGGTCCGCTGGTTAGGCGGCTGAGATCGACTGCAGCGCAAGGCGTCTGACCGTCTAGCCGGCATGTTGGCCGTCCAACTGGTAGTACCAACGCCTCTTGCCGGTCGATTCGCGGCGTTTCGCCCAACCCAGCTCCTTCAGGATCGAAGCCACCTGCATCTGGTCGGCCTTGGACTGGCGCTCCATTGGCTTCTGGATGGCCTTGGCAAGGATCTCTTCGGAGGTCAGCAGGTCAGCGCTGCGGCGCTCAGCGAGGTAGGAAAGGATGGCGGCACGCCATGGCGACTCGATCATGTAGGCATCGTTTTCTTGCTGAACGGCTAGCTCCATGGCTGCAGGAAGGCGGCTGGTTTCACCGTTGCGGTAGGCATGAACCGCTGCAGACCAGATGGCATCACGCTCCATTAAGAGCATCGCAGTGTTGATTTGATCCACCTGTGTCCTGGTCGTAGGTATCACCCAGAAACGACGGTTTCCGGTTTCATCCACAAGAAAGCCAGCGGTTTTATTAGTGGTGCCAACAATGATGCCACGCCTTGGGAATGCTTCAACGGCCTTGCCATATGGCACACGGAGTAGATCTACCGCCTGCGATAAAAACGCCTTGACTTGCCCAGCGTGCTTACGATTGGTGATGTGATCAAGCTCTGCCCATTCCATGATCCACGAGCGGTGAAGCACCATTACATCGTCCTTGGTGCTGATGTCACCCAATGCATCTGAGTAAAATGGACCACCTAAACAGCCCCAGAAGCTGGATTTGTATGCACCTTGATCGCCCATGATCACGCAGGCGGTGTCATGCTTGAAACCAGGATCAAAGGCACGAGCAACAGCGCCGATCAAGGTGCGCTTAAGCATCTCGTCGTAGATCGTGGCCTCACCGCCTTGGTCCTCTGGGCGAAGGTATGCGGTAGCGAGGCCGTCGATGTAAGCCGGCTGGACGTGCTGCTCGCAATGGGTCAGGTACTCGGTTACGGGGTCGTAAGGGTTTTCGTTGGCGACCTGCACAAGGCAGTCAATGGCCAGCTCCTTGCCGACCTTGTAACCCATCTCTGCCAGCTTTAGGTAAAAACGATCGGCGCCATCGATGACCTTGCCCTTGATTTCGATCTGCTGGGTGAAGACGTTGTAGCGGATCTCATCGGTCTGGCTGCGCAGCAGCGCCAACAGCTCTGCGGTTTCCAGTTTTTCCGGCTTCGTGATGATTGGCGCATTGGCATCGCCGTCACCACTGCCGCCGCCTGTCGCCACCCTGCGCTGCGGCTCACGCCGATGGGGTCGCCAACCGTCTTTCTTGGCCATGTCGCCAAGGGTGCCAAGGCTGATGCCGGACTTTTTGAAGCTACGCCATTTGCGCTGGCAATCACTGGGCTTGTGCTTGCCGGACTGCGCTGACCACTGCTCCCAGTCGTCTAGCAAGGCGTCATCGCCAACGCTATGGAGCGCCATGCCAACGGCTAGCCAGTCGTCGTAGTCATCAGCGCGACTGCTGGCCAAAGCTTCGAGGTAAGAACGCGCCCTGGCGGCATCGTCAGCACCATGCACCACTGGTGGTAAGACCACCGGCTCGGCTACTGGCTTGAGCATCCGCTCGATCAGGCAAAGCGGCGCTTCGGCTAGGTCGAGATCTTCGGGGCTGTATTTGGCTACCCAGCGGTAGCCGCTGGTGGTTGGGTGCGCACCGGCTACAACGGACTGGCAGCCGGTCCATCGGAGTTCCACCTGCTCGGGCTTGCCATCGGAGTCGGTGACACCTGACTTGTATTTACGTGTGGCGATGCCAGACCAGTACTCCTCTGGCACGCGGTAGATGACTTGAAACCTGCCATCACGACCGGAGGTAACAGTCCACGAGCGCGGCAACGACGACATGGGGCAACCCCAGTCTCGAAGGATGGTGCTAGCGCTGCGGCCGTCGTGATCAAGGAACAGCAAACCACCCGATGGCACGCCACAGCACACGCCAATAGCACGAGCGCGACCGGAATCAAGTTCTGCCTGCAGGCTGGCTTTATCTAGTGGGTTGTCTTGCCACTTGAGTTGATACGGCCGCTTCTGGCCATCGACGGCAACGTATCCCCACCCATCGGGCAGGCGGTCCAGCTCTTGGGCAAGGGTCACTTGATCTCCTTGAGCGCCTGCTCTAGCAGCAATCGGATAGCGGTTGCGCGATTCATGCGATCACCGCGCCAAGAATCAAGCCGCTGCAATAGGTCTGGCGTCAGCCGTATATGGGTTGGATGGACGAGGCGCACGAGTTTGGGATGGACGCTTGCCAAGCGTAGCAACGGTTGCTACGGTGACAACGCCAAACGGCAGCCATGACTTACAAAGACTTCCTAGCCTCCAAATCCACAGCCTGCGCTCCTGCAGGCTTTGACCCTGACCAGTTCACGGCACCGCTGTTTCCGTTTCAGCGGGACATCGTGACCATGGCCTGCCGTGTCGGCAGGTTCTGCATTTGGGCTGACTGCGGCATGGGTAAAACCGCCATGCAGCTGGAGTGGGCGCATCAGGTGCATCAGCACACTGGTGCCAATGTGTTGGTGCTAGCGCCGCTTGCGGTTGCGCACCAGACCGTGCGCGAGGGCGCCAAGTTCGGCATCCAATGCAGCTTTGCCGCAACGCATGCTGAGGTGCAGCCCGGCATCACGATCACCAACTACGAGAAGCTCGGCCACTTTGACCCGGCCAGATTCCAAGGCGTGGTGCTTGATGAGAGCAGCATCCTCAAGGCATACACCGGCAAGATCCGCAACCAGATCATTGAGTCGTTCATGCAGACGCCATTCCGGCTGGCCTGCTCCGCCACGCCAGCACCGAACGACCACATGGAGCTCGGCAACCATGCTGAGTTCATCGGCGTCATGACCCGCACTGAGATGCTGGCCATGTTCTTCGTGCATGACGGCGGCGACACCGCCAAGTGGCGGCTCAAGGGACACGCCAAAAGCAAGTTCTGGGAATGGGTCTGCAGTTGGGCGGTAACGATCCGCAAGCCATCAGACCTTGGCTACGGCGACGGCAGCTTCATCCTGCCGGCGCTGCAGATTCAAGACTGCACTGTTGAAACGCCACGCGAAGCAGTGGCGGACGATGCCGGCCAAATGGCGCTATTTGCCATGGAAGCGCGGACGTTGAACGATCAACGCAAGGTGCGCAAGGCGTCCCTCGCCCTCCGCGTGGATGCTGCCGCCAAGCTGGCCAACAGCAACGGTGAGCAGTGGTTGGTGTGGTGCAATCTGAATGATGAATCCAAAGCGCTTGCTGCTGCTATTGATGGCGCCGTTGAGGTGTCAGGTAGCGATAGCGATGACCACAAGCGGCAGTCAGCCATTGACTTCCAAGATGGCAAGATCCGCGTGCTGGTTAGCAAGCCCAGTATCTTTGGCTTTGGGCTTAACTTTCAAAGTTGCCATAATGTCGCATTTGTTGGCTTGAGCCACAGCTATGAGGCGTTCTATCAAGCCATCCGCCGTTGCTGGCGATTTGGCCAAGAGCAGCCCGTCAACGCTCACATCATCTACGACGTGGCGGAAGGCCGCGTGATCGACAACATCCGCCGCAAAGAGGCGGACAGCATCCAGATGGCCCAATCAATGGTTGAAATCATGAAGCAACAAACAATGGAACAACTCAAAAAGATCCAACGTCAAGTGGCGCCGCACATCACTGAGCACAAGACCGGCGACAACTGGGATTTGTACATGGGCGACTGCGTTGAGAGCATCAAACAGCTCGACAGCGACTCCATCCACTACAGCATCTTTAGCCCGCCGTTCGCGTCGCTCTACACCTACTCGAACAGCGACCGCGACATGGGCAACAGCCGCAACGACCAGGAGTTCTTCGATCACTTCGTCTACCTAGCCAAGGAGCTGCATCGCGTGCTGATGCCGGGCCGGTTGATCAGCTTCCACTGCATGAATCTGCCCAGCAGCAAGGAACGCGATGGATTCATTGGCGTAAAGGATTTCCGCGGCGATATGCTGCGCATCTTCCAGGCTGCTGGTTTTGTCTTTCATAGCGAGGTGTGCATCTGGAAGGATCCGGTCACTGCCATGCAGCGCACCAAGGCAATCGGCCTGCTGCACAAGCAAGTCCGCAAGGATTCAGCGCTCAGCCGCCAGGGCATTCCTGACTACCTTGTAACAGTGCGCAAGCTGGGCGACAACCCTGAGCCATGCGCGGGGCCATTCACTGAGTTTGCCGGCGAGAATGCACCGGCCAAAACGGGCGATGCGATCAAGGACTCGATCAACATTTGGCAGCGGTACGCCAGCCCCGTATGGATGGACATCAACCCATCCGACACGCTGCAGTACCGCAGCGCACGCGCCAATGAGGACGAGCGCCACATCTGCCCGCTGCAGTTGGAGGTGATCCGCCGCGGCCTGCAACTATGGAGCAACCCTGGCGATCTAGTGCTGTCACCATTCGCCGGCATCGGCAGCGAGGGCTACGTCAGCCTGCAGATGCAGCGCCGATTTGTTGGCTTCGAGCTGAAGCCCAGTTACTTCAATTGCGCAGCTAAAAACCTGACTGAGGTGGCCAGCAATCGGCAAGGAGTACTGGTGTGATGACAACTGAGATTTACCACTATTACGACGGCAAAAGCTATCAAGGGCGTTTGCACCCAGAAATCGCAGAAGATGCTTTGCGAATCCTAAAGAAAGATCTTGCAAAAATGAAAAAATATAAATGCAATTCATTTGTACGGCGGCCATATCGCGACCTAAACGAAATCCAGATGCTCAAGGCTTATCCCAATGCGCCTGACAGCATAGAAGCTGTTATTGTGATCAGCATAATCAAAGGGGATACTAATGCAAGAATTCCAATTAGTGAGCAAGAAATTGTTGAAGCTCTGCGGAGGAACCATTTAGATCTGTACACAAAACCAGAATCTAAGGGGTTTGCTTGATATGCAATTAAGACCCTACCAACAGCAACTAATCACCGACATCCGCCTGCAATACCAGCTAGGCCACTGCAAGGTGCTGGCAGTGCTGCCGACTGGCGGCGGCAAGACGGTGATCTTCAGCCACATCGCCCATTCCGCCGCCCGCAAGGGCAATCGCGTGCTGATCGCCGTTCACCGGCAGGAGCTGCTGGATCAAGCCTGCCGCAGTCTGCCGATGCCGCATGGCGTGATTGCCGCCAACCGCAGCATGGATCTCAGCCATGCAGTGCAAGTGGCATCAGTGCAGACGCTTGCTCGCAGGCTGCACAAGCTGCCGCGTGACTTCTTTCAGCTAGTAATTATCGACGAGGCGCACCACAGCAATGCCGGCACCTGGGCGCGCACACTGGAGCATTTCCACCAAGCCCACCTGCTGGGTGTCACTGCAACCCCGATCAGGCTCGACGGCCGCGGCCTTGGCGAGCACTACCAGGCGATGGTCGAAGGTCCAAGCGCCGCATGGCTCACCGACAACGGCTACCTAGCGCCTGCCCGAGTGCTAGCACCGCCGGGCTTCGATACCACTGGGCTACGCAAGCGGATGGGTGACTTCGACGCCAAAGAGGCCGAGCATCGTGTCGGCACGATCATGGGCGACTGTCTGAGCCACTACCGCAAGCACCTGCCAGGTCAGACGGCGATCGCCTTTTGCTGCTCAGTGGCTCATGCGGAGGCCGTGGCTCAGCTGTTTATGGGCGCCGGCATCCCAGCCGCCAGCATTGACGGCAGCATGGATGGCGCCACAAGGCGTGACCTGCTGCAGGCGCTAGGCACTGGTCGCATCAAGGTGCTCACCTCATGCGCACTTATAGGCGAAGGCGTGGATGTGCCCAGCGTCGGCGGTTGCATCCTGCTGCGCCCCACTGCATCCACCAGCCTGCACCTACAGATGATTGGTCGCTGCTTGCGGCCATCACCCGGCAAGTCTGCTGCAGTGGTGCTTGACCACGTTGGCAACACCCTCCGGCTTGGCCATCACTTGGAGCCGCGCGAGTGGAGCTTGGATGGCGAGCGCAAGCGGGATCGGGAGAAGGCACCCTCGGTCAAGGTTTGCCCCAGCTGCTTTGCCGCCATGGCCAGCCAGGCCAATCAGTGCGGTGAGTGTGGGCATATGTTCGCTGCCGAGGCGCGGGAGCTGCAGCAGGTTGATGGGGAGTTGGTGGAAGTGGCCATGCGGGCCAAGCGCCGCGAGCAAGGCGGTGCGCAAACCCTGCAGGACCTGATCGCCCTCGGCCATCAGCGCGGCTACAAAAATCCGGCGGCATGGGCCAAGCACGTCCTGGCCGCTCGTCAAACCAAGGGACAATGGAGCAAAGTTAGATGAGCAAGTTCTGCATTGATCTAGAAGGCGTGATGCTGCCTGATGCCATCGCTGCAGTCGTAGAGGCTTGGTACGAGGCGCAAACAGATGGGAATCCGCTTGATTTGCTGATTTCGGCAATTAACAATTCACCAAAAATCAAAAGTTCATTCATTGCGATCGAGCGACGCGGCGCAAGACTTGGAATTAGAGCTAGACTCCCGCCAAAAAGCGGATTGGGCAGGCGTTTTTCTCAACGAATTAGCTTAGGCCTTTCCGCCGATGAGCACAATGCAAAAGTTGCTGAAATTCTTGTGCTTTTGATTATTGATCAGCTAAAGCGCGATGATTTTAGATGGGACAGGTGGACTGATGATGAGTACATTGAGAAAATCGTTTCTAGCGCAAGTCTTACCCTAAACCCGTCACCTGCGGCCACTTGATTCCGAGGTCCGCGTCAACACGCCGCCGCCAGTCGCATTCCCACAGTGCCCAGCGAACAATCCATCCAGCAACACATCCGCCTGACCTGCAGCACCGGCGCTACCAGGCTGTTCCGCAATAACACCGGCACGCTCAAAGACCAGAACGGCCGCCCGGTGACTTTCGGCCTATGCAAGGGCAGCGCTGACCTCATCGGCTGGCGCACGGTGACAGTGACGCCAGAGATGGTCGGCACCACCGTGGCAGTGTTCACCAGCATTGAGGTCAAGACCGCGACCGGCAGGCTGCGCCCTGAGCAGCAGCAGTGGTTGGATGCGGTGCAGGCTGCTGGTGGCATTGCTGGTGTGGCTAGAAGCGTGGAGGATGCGCAACGGTTGACTACGACTGACTGAGGTGGCATTGTGGGCGGCCAGGGCGGCGCATGGTCGCCTTGGTATTTACCCGCATCGAGAACCATGAAGTGGAAGATCATTGCCGCACTGCTGCTGGCCGCACCAGTCCAAGCCAGGGAGGTAACCGCCACCGTCTACGACGGCTGGTTCCACGGTCGCATCACCTACTGCGGCGGCACCTATCGCCACTGGGATGTGTCAGCGGCGCATCCGCGGCTGCCATGCGGCACGCGGGTGACAGTCAGGCATGGCAGTCGGACGCTCACAGTGCCAGTCACCGATCGCTGCGACTGCAACTCGCTCGACCTGAGCGCCGGTGCCGCTTACCGCCTAGGCGTGCCGCTCGACGGCATTGCAACTGTATCGATCCGTTACTGAGCTGGGCTGATCACGGCGGCGCATGGTGTACAGTGGCATCACGAGCGGGGCGGACCGTTCGCAAAACTCAACCGCCGCGGAACCGGGTACACGACGCGTCACCACGAGCCCAACACGGCCTAAGTAAGCCTGCACCGCCGGTTGGCCCGGCAACACCCCAAACCGAGAATCATGAGCACCACACTCGCACTGATCGCAGCGCTGCTACTCCTGCCGATCATCATCATCCTGTGGGCCACCGAGTCCACCGAGCAACGCGCCAAGCGGCTGCGCAGTTACGGCTGGACGCAACGCCGCATTGCCGACCACATGGGCATCAGTCGCAGCCGCGTGCAACGGATTGTGACTGCCCACGGTTGAGCGGGGCTGCGCATGGTGTAGGATATGGGGACAGGAGGCGAGAGCCTCCACCCAAACCAGAGAACCATGAACGCCTCCGACTGGCACAACATTCTCCACTGCGCCCAGCTTCGCAAAGAGCAATTCGGCACTTCACTGCGGTGGCCGAGCATGGCCGATTACCACCGCTATCAGCGCGAATACGACACCTACATCATGGCGGGCGCAATGGCAGCCCGCGCCAAACGCCTAGCAAGCTGACCCACACGCGGCCCGCCGGAGCCGCACCCAATCCGGCATCAACCCAACTCGAGAACCATGATCAAGACCATCGACCGACTCGCAATGCTGGCCATCATCTTTGGCATTGCTGCCATGGCATATGACACCGGCAAGCAGCAGGTGCAGGCTCACCACGCTTGCCAGCAGCAGCTGAAGCCATGACCACCAACGACACCTATTGGACGCTGCAGACAGCTATCCACCACGGCGGCGGTTTCTACCGCCGCTTGGCTGAGGCGACACTGCACGCCGATCCAGAAAACAAGCAGCGTGTGCTGCTTGCATTTCCAGAACTGCAGCAGTGCTACGGCCC